GTCACCGTTGACTGTGCCGCCCGTAGCGGCGTCGAGCGCGCCCACGTCGGCCGCGCCGAGGTTGACGTTCCCGGTCTCGCCGTTCACCGAGGTGACGGGGTAGCTGATCGGTTGGACCTTGAAGCTCGTGCCGTCCGCGTTCTTGAAGTACGGGACGCCGCCCTTGGAGTACAGGAAGATGCCGCCGGACGCCGTCGCCGGGTCGGTGGTGCGGTCCCTCACGCCAAGGGCGCCGTGCGCCGTGACCTGCGCCTCGCCGTGCAGGGTGGTAGCCCCGAAGGACACCGCCCCGGTAGAGCGCTTGGCGTACAGGGCGTGCTTCTGGAAGGCGCCCGTGTCGGTGCGGGCGGTGATGACGAGGTCGGAGCCCGCAGCGCTGCCGGACTCGGCCGTGTTGTCGGCCTGCACGTACCAGCGGTCCGAGCCGGCCGAGGACAGGGCCAGCGTGCGGTATGTGCCCGCACCGCCATTCGCCTTGATGGAGCCGTTGACGAATCCGCCCGTGCTCGGGAAGGCGCCCACGTCGGCCGCGTTGAGGACGACATCCTGTGCGCTCTTACCGTTGACGGACTGCACAACGCCGGGCGTACCGGCCGCGCCGGGCGGGCCCTGCGGTCCTTCGGGGCCGGTCGGTCCGACCGTGCCGTTGTCGTAGGGGTACCAAGTTGTGGGCACTTACGCGACCTCCACTCCGCTGATGTGGGCGTAGGCCGTGGCCGCGTTGCCCTGAATGCTGATCGAGTCGTTGGGTTCGAGTACCTGCGAGATCCGCAGCGTGAAGACGCCATTCGGATGGATGCCGACATTCGCGAGCAACGGGACTCCGTTGATCTTGATCGCGATGAGCGCACTCGAAGCGCTCACGTTCGTGGCGACGATGTCGGTGATGATCGCCTGCCCGTTGGCCGGCGCGGTGTAGATGATCGTGTCCAGATCGGGGAGCTCGCCCCGCCAGAAGTTCTTCGGCGCAGTGGCCATCTGTTCACCACACTCCCATGATCGACATCAGTTGGTTGAGCGCTGCGGCGCCCGCGTCTGTCATTCGTTCCAGTTGCGAGACACGCGTCTCGGTGTTCGTCACACGCTTCGACATCGCGGCACCGGAGTTGAAGCCGGTGGGGTCACCCAGCAAGACGCCGACCCGGAAGCCGTCCGAGTCGATCTTCATCACCATGCCGGTGGCGTTGGACGTGAGCTCCTGGCCCTCGACGACGACGGAGACCTTGTCACCCAGGCCCCAGTCGAGGCCGAAGCGCATGGCTCCGTCCTCCATCGGAACGACCTGGACGTTGACGGCCGTGAAGCCGGAGGTCTCCATCGCCTCGTCGCCGGCCTGCTGGAGCTCTTCCCACTTGTCGGTCTGTCGCTGGTCGATGAACTGCTCGATGCGACGGCCCCAGTCAGCCTCTGCGGCGACAGACTCAGGCGTCTGCACCTGAAGGAACTGGCGCTTCACCAACTCGCCCTGACCTGCGACGACAGCGCGTGTGACACCGGGAGGCGAGATCGCCACACGCTGTCCTGCGAGCGAGCCGTTCTGCACGTCGAGACGGATCAGCGCGGTGCGGTCGGTGATCTCGTAGGTCTCGAAGACCAGGCTCGATCCACGCTGCACGACACGGAAGCCGAGCTTGCCCAGCAGGGCCAGTTCGGCGAGGAGGTTGCCCAGCACGGGGAAGCGCGCGGACTTGATGACGGCCGGCCCGCGCCCCGCGCTGGCGCTCGCCGCGAGGTGCGGCTTGCGCCGCTCGATGGGCGCGGTCGGACCGATGTTCGCCATGACGAAGGAGTGCATGACGTCCTCCGCAGGACCCTGTCTGACATCGTGCGCCTTCGTCTGGCTGGCCCCGTTGGGGTTCGTCGGGTCGGGGAAGGCGAGGGCGTCCGCGAGACAGACGGTGTCGGACACGCCCTCGAAGGTGATGCTCCCTCCGGGGTCCTCCTGCGTCGCGGCGAACTCCGCCTTCACCATCGGCCCGGACATGAGGATGTCGGTCGGGCCGGTGATGATGACGCCAGCTCCCGGCGTACGCAGGACGCCCGCGAGGGGGTTCTCCGCAGCGAGCGTCAGCTTCCACTCGCCCACGTTGTTGAAGTTGTCGGTGAGCTCAAGCCGGAGCTCCTCGGGCCGGACGAGGCCGCGACGAGTCAGTGACTTGTCGCGGACCTCGACCGTGATGTCCTCAAGACGCACTCAGATCACCATCCACTTCCGTGGCCGCCAGGAGCACGTGATCTTCGAGGCGGCCCCGATCTCTTCGAGCTGAGCGGTCGCGGTGGACAGACCGGGCTTGACGGTCCAGAAGCGCGGGGCCTCTTCGAGCTCGGCGTAGCGGTTCTCGCCGTCCTGGTCGACGACGGTCCCCTTGCGGGTGTCGATGATCAGGCGCTGATTCGCGGCGAGCGTTCCGGACCAGGCCAGGCGCTGAACCCGCCCGTCCTTGTCGGGGGGCGAGACGGCCAGGAACTTGGTGCCCGGTCCGGTGATCTCCCAGATGGGGTACGCCTCTGCGGTGCCCCGGTTGTCGAGCTGGATCTCGCCGATCGCCTGCGATGCCGCAACGGGCACCGAGGCGAGCGAGGAGAGGAAGCCGGCTGTCGACTCATCTCCGCCGATGTACCGGATCTGAGCCTCCGAGGAGGTCCAGTACGGGTCCGGCGAGCGGAAGGTGATGACGGTCTGGAACTCGCGCTCACCTGTGGTGTCGGAGCCGTAGGCGTACTCGCCGCCGCCGACGCGGTAGACCTCAGTGGTCCACCTGGTGCCGTCGTCGTCGAGCAGGGTCAGGGTGCACTGACCGTCCAGCGCGAGGGCCAGCCGGTCAGTGAGTTCCTGGAGGTGTCGACGATCCCGGGCCAGGATCTCCAGAGGTACGTCGATGTCCCGCGTGAGGACTCGGCGCCTCCGGAAGACGGCGCCGTCTCCGGCGCCTTCAAGCCACTGGACGGAGACGGGGGGAAGGCCGAAGCCTGTCGCCCCCGTCTTGGCCTGGTAGCCCAGGCCCTTGTCCATGATCTCGTTGAGGTCGAGCGTGTCCGTCTCACTGGCGAGCAGGAGCTTGGGCACTGATCATCACCATCCAAACCTTGCTCGGTTGCCAGCGGCGAACAGATCCTCTTCGGACCCGAGGGAGGAGCCAGGCGCCGCGTAGTAGTTGAGGACCTTCGTGGTGCCGCCTCCTTCCGAGCCGGCGAGTGCGCCGTTCACGGCCGCCGAGAGGCTGCCTGATGCGCTGACCTGACCGACGCCGAGAGCGTCGAACTCGGTACCGGCGACGTCCTCCGTCAGACCTCGCAGGGTCTTGCGGACTGCGTCGTACCGGGACTCCAGGCCGTTGATGAAGCCGTCGATGACGAGCTTTCCGGCGTTCACCAGGAGGACGCGGTCCAGGGACTCCGGACCCTTCCAGTCGGTGAGCTTGCTGGTGAGGTCGCCGAGCTTGTCCTTGACGGTGTTGAACATGCCGGTGATGCCGTCGATGAAGCCCTGGATGAGCTTCTTACCGGCGTCCTTCAGCGTGGAGCCGAGGGAGCCGAGCGCGGACTTCGCCTTGCCAGGCAGCTCCTTGACCTTGGCCACGGCCTTGCCGATGTACTCGGTCACGGTCGTCACGAGCTTGTAGAGCATCGTGGCCGCCGTGTCCTTGATCGAGTTCCAGGCCGAGGAGAAGAAGCCCTTGATCGACGAGAGACCCGAGGTCACCTTCGACACGGCGCCGCTGAAGAACGACGTGACGCCGCGCGTGATGGACGCCCAGCCGTCCGAGAAGAACTTCCCGATGGCCTTGAGGCCGTCCATGAACAGGCCCTTGGCGCCGGTCAGGAACACGCCGATGTATCCACGGATCGCCGCGAAGGCGCCCGTGAAGATGTCGGCGATGGCCTTCCAGGCGGACTTGAACAGGGCGCCGATCGCCTTGAACGCCTTGCCGGCCGTGCCCAGGATTCCGACGTTCAGGAAGACTTCGAGGAGGCCGAGGATGACGTCCCAGATGCCCTTGAGGAGGCCCTTGATGCCCTCCCAGAGCTGGTCGAAGCCTTCCTGGAAGGTGCTCCAGTCGTTGCTCCAGAGGCCCTCGAAGATGCCCCAGATCATCGTGAAGTAGCCGACGATGTAGTCCCACACGCCGACGAAGATCTCCTTCAGTC